TGGAAAAGAAGCCAGAAGTCTCTGACTTGTATAAAAACGTGAAGATTTGTCAGAGACAAATTTAGTTTATAACGCGCCTTCTCGCGTCACAATGCAAGTGTGAAAAATGGTGCTCCATTATATCGAAGAAAATTGAAATCTTCTCCGGTAGAAAAGAACGTGACTAACTCTAGAGCACCGTCTGTAGTTATGTTCTGAATGGCAACGGTAAATCGCCTAAACCAATAGCTATTATATCCTGTATAGGGAGAACCTCCAGTCAAATTATCATTTATGCTGAACATAAACAAATTATTTGAGAAATAGGGGAACTCAACCTCAACACCAGCATTCGTTTGTGTGAATTCTAGTGAGGTACCACAGGTAGTAACAATCGGTAGATTTTCCATATCATCTAACGCATATCCAGTATTCTGAGCAAATCCAGCAGCTACCAATCCTACACTGAGGGGAATATTCCCATCATTAGGAAGGTTAGTAGTTATAATATGCCGGAAAGAACCTCTCATACCAATATACGCATATCTCAGATACTGAAAAATACTATTCTTAAATGGTTTAGTAGAATTAATACCATAAATAACGGGATTATCTGGAACAATAGGTGTTTCAACCAGAACTGCTGATCCGTGAGGTATATCATATATCTGCGTACGATCTCCAAAAGCTGGTCGCTTCATCAAAGGACGAAACGATACGTGCTTTTCTCCAAAATAACGAGTGGATATTCCATCTTCACTAGAAGAAGAGGGATTAAGATCCTCCGTTAAATAAGGAGTAGATGTAAGACATGCAGACTCAGATACGACTTCACGGGCCAAAGGTAAGTTCTGATTTTCAGGTACTGCAACTTGTAGATCCTTAGAATACACATATACATTAACGGGGATGAAAGTAGATGACAATGATGTAAGCGAAGTAAACGGTGTTACATAAATAAAACCATTACAATACGCATCCATATTAAATCCTGCTTCATCTAAATAATGGTAAGATGTAGGAGTAACTGTCGGCAACCATTCGAAATCACGTGCCCAATTAACTGTCACTTCTACCATCTGCGTTTCCTGTAAATCTACCATGATCGAAAACCTCTTATTGATAGCGGTCGAATCATCAACGGTAGTCTGATTCCATAGAGCCGTATTCGGTTCATAGACAATCAAAACTTTACCTCTATGATACTGGGAGGGTACAAATTCAAATCTGAATGTAATAGAACCTCTCCAATATGTAAACGGCTGTGCGGCAAAAGCTAGCGAAGTAGGTTGATATACTGTGTAATCTTTTACAGCTCTAGAATATAAAGCGGGATTAATGCGTTGCTTATAGATTATGGTACTCATGGGGACATCCGAATCAAGCCACGAAAACGTCCTATAAAAGGACGGACGAGAAGCCAAATAGTGAATCGTAAGTTGATCTTCGGAATTACCGAGCATATCCTCACCCAGATCTAACTCTTGTAGAGGATCAAGGACTATACGTCGAGCAACGGAATTACCGATCGCTAAACTAGTATTCTGAATAGGCATGTTCCTAAAAATATCAACTCTCTGATCCATTACTGGTTTAGACCAACCCATAATACTCGCTACATCTCTAATAGCTCCTGCTGCGACCTTAGCTGCTGTAGCTACTGGTCCCACAGCAGGTTCCATGGTTGATGCAATCGACTGTATTCTCGAAGCAATGTTCTCGACTGGACCTTTTTGTATTTCAGACTCTGCAGCAACAAGACGCGTACCTGTAGACGTACCTAATTGGACATTGGTGAACCATCCATACACCTGAACATAAGCTGAGGGACTACCAGTTACCGCAGAGGATAAGAGGTTAATAGATCTCAACATTATCTGACCGAGAGCTGCAGTATCTGAAAAGCTACTTACTGGAGCAACCGTACCATAATTGAAAAGCTTTAATAAAGGCTTGAAATTAGCATAAGGAATACTAATTTCTAGCGGTTTATTCTCGCGGACGCACATTATGGCTGAAGATTCTGCTTGAGAAAGATAGTTTATCAATAGATTCCGATAATTTACAGAAGTAATATGAGCCTCCAAATTGGCCAAGGGCTCATTATATCTAGCAAAGGGTTGATAAGAAACTAATAATTTAGCGTAATGGAAAGGAGAACCTGCAATAGATATCCTCAGATGAAGATCTCCTCTAAAATAAGCATAATTTCTCAACTTTGAGCGTATAGATACAGACTGATTTAGTAATTTATCCCAAGGATCTATGACTAAATCAAGATGATCTCCTACCTTCCAATCAGTGGACCCAATAATAACGGGTCGGGAAAAGAAATCCTGTATTTCAGCTATTTCCTTCCCTCCTACACTGTAGGATGGTGATATCAGATTATCTATATGTTCAACTGATGAGCCTCCCATATCTTCTAATGTTTCGTTTTTAACGACTGTATCTGCACTTCCTGATTTCATTTCAAAACTCATAGATTCAGAGAATAAATCAAGTTTATTCTTTCGATTAGCACAATTATATATAGAGTAGACAATTTCACCCAAATCTACGTACGCATACATGTAGCGTATATTGAATTTGGATTGTCTATGCTCTAATAAATCTCGTACTTGGTCAAAAGAATAAACAGAAATATCATCGAAATGAGCTTTGAGAGAATCAAGAATATATTTCAATAAATCCTTAAAATCACTAGTAGCATCCAAAGAGATAGTATTTGAATAGTCTAGTACGGATTTGGAAAACAGTTCTAATCGTTTATACTTTGTCAAATTCTTCTCTTCTTCTTGAAAATTGTAAATATTATCTAATATTACTTTGTTAAATCATTAATGAAATTCATTCCATGCGGGGCGATTTATTCCTACATGAAAATATTCTACTTGAATTTTGCGTATTTTTATTTAAAAGGGGTTGGGTACTGTAACCGTACTAATGTCGTTCTCCCCTTTATATACTTGCAAATCCAGACCCCAGAGAGTAGAAAACTCTGGGCGGAATTTTGACTTAAGTGATGAAAAAATCTTCCCCGAAAATATTGGAGAAGATTTCATCAAAAGTAAAAAATGTAACATCGTTAAGTGGAAATGACTCTCTATAAAATGAACACAATTGTTCACGAATGCTGTCAAATTCCTCTCTTCGAAAATGGAATGCCAATTCATATAATGCTGCTTGTAAACTTCCATATAACTGCTCACTCATAGCAACATTATTAGATGGGAGAGTCCACATTAAAGATCTCCGAATAGAAGAGATATCAAGTGGTGCCAACCATCTAGAAATATCATCCCTATACACAAATGTACGCTTAAGAAAAGAAATATTTTCTATGTCAGTAAATTTACTATCTACCTCTGTTTTAGAGGGATTTGTAAAATCCATATTCAATGATCTGATAAAGTCACGATACGACAGAGCATTAAAATGCTCGATTACTTCTTCTTTTACAGACATTAACACGTCATCTCCATAGGTTAGAAGCAGTACATAATCGAAGAAACATAAATCTTTCAATACAGGATGAGAATACCAAAAAACCATAGGTAATAACATACCACATAGAGAATTGTCCTCTGCTGTCGCGTATTTTCCTGAACATCGCAAGCTGGGTATACGGAAGAGATCATTATTCACTTCTACTAATGGTTGCAGACTATCAGACAGACACGCCTCCACAAGAGAAATTGCATAATTATTATATCCTCGTCTCCGCAATATATTCACGATAATCTTACAAGCTGCCGCATTAATCTTAAAAGGCATTTTCTGATCATAATTAGAATAATCTCCCTCAATAATGTACTTAGAAAATGAATATAATCGTTTACGAAGAAGTCCCGCACTTGAATGCATGTTAGTTCCTATAGCAGTACAAAATATCTGACCATACTCAGACATAAGAGTGTAAAAAGGACTCAGTAACATACGCTGCACAAGTAAGAGGTCCAACGGAGACATATAGAAAAGTCGTGTTTTTCCAACAACTACTTTCTCTACCGCTCGAGGTTCATCTTTGAGTTGTGCTGAATATATAGATCCCGAATCCTCACGATTTTCAAATCTCTTGAAAATAGAATTTACGCAAGAGATAATTTCTTCTGTGGGTCTATCTATCCCATCCTCTCCGCGAATGAAATGATCTCTTTTCACACCCTCAAAGCCAAATCCTGATGATGTAGAAAGATTAATCCTTCTTGTAAAAGGATCTATTTCCACTCCATTTACTGCACTTTCAAGTGTTAATGGTTTTAGAAGAATATCCGCTGGTAAGAGATTATCAAATCTCTCTGTGCAAATATCTATAACTTTATCCATAACAACATCACTAACATCTGCTCTTTCAGAACTGATTTTCTCTAATGCAACATTATAAGGAGATATCCACGATCCATCTACGACAGTTGGTTTCATCATAGGCCTACTAAATTCCTGGAAACTAATATCTGGAAATTTCTCCGAAAATAATTCTTGAATTTTTTTGAAGAAAGGTGTCTTAACTAGTTTGCTCTTCTTATTAATAAGGACATATCCTGGCAACTTACCTATCACTGAAAAACGATTCATGGGAAGATAATTAACAGGAGATTTACTAAGAGGCATTTCAACTTCCATAAGAGCGCCCTGAGATGAGGCATGTATATATACTCCACTCTGTTTTAGCGCGACTATACCTTCCAACAACGATTTCTTATCAAAAAGGGAAGCATATGCTCTATCACCATTAACTTCACCTGCCGTATGTATACCTACAAAACCCTGTGCCGTCTCCAAATCAACAGTCAAGGGAGAACCGCACATACCTGGTTTATGTCCCGGAAACACATATTCGGCAAAATCTGTAATCTCATAATCTAAGAATTCATTCTTCACTACTTGCTTACCTTTAATACATGTAGCCACTATTGAATTATATCCTAATTTGGACATATATCTCTTACTACTCAATGTATCAGGAATATGCTTAAGAATAGACTTAAACATTTTTCCCTCAACACGCAACAAGGTTATATCATTTCCTAAATCATATCTATCATTAGGATTCATATAGTAAGTCTGAAGATGAGGAGTCAAATTTGGGGTAATTTGTGCACTTGACGAAAACGTAAGAGGAAAAACAGAGGAAGTTCCCCCAAGTACATGAGTATTGATAGCTACGATATTACTCTCTAAGCCGACTACATTAGTCTTCTCAGTAATACTATTCTCTTTAACTACAGTTACTGCAAATGTATTCTTGAGAATCCTATTACTCAGTTCATCCAATCCATTTCTATGAGGCAATACGGGTGGAACTTCTGTCACTATATTCCATATCTTATGATCAAGCTTATTAGGAACTCTGTGTCTAGAAGCACCAGCATCCATCTGTTCCTCGAAAGATTGTAGTTCTTCTTTGGGAGGATAATCAGTACTCTCCGAAGACAAAACATGCCGACTAATTAATTTCTTAATTAGAACACCGACACTTATTATCATAAGAACGTTTACAATTTTACGGATCTTAGGATTCTTAGAGATGAATTTAGTACTCTCAAAATCAAACAAATCAGTAAACCTAGTAAAGTAGAGGTCTATCTTACCCCTAACATATTCCTTACCGTAGTTGGTGGCATATGATAAACCATATACTGGACCCAAAAAGAGTAGCATGACAGAAACTATCAGCAAACGTTTCATCCAGGTGAATGAACCATAAAACTTTATAGTAGACCATTTACTAAATTCTTTAGTCGAATCTAAACACCACTTTGTGCACCTACTACTAGTTGAAGATAGGAACTGATTAAATCGCCGTTTCAAAGGAATTTTAGGAGGTGGAGGAGAAACCGATCTTATCATCTCTATAGGTTGATAAGTGTCCTCATTGACATGCAAGGTGGTTTCTACTTCTTCCTCCTTCCAAGGAGAAAAGAAGCCCTCTGATTTTGCCTCAATTTGTTCACTGATAGTCATCTCTGGAGGAAGAGAAGTTTCCTTAGGCTCAGACATTGCTTTCCTCTGACTAATATAAGATCCTTTCTTATATTTTCCAGCGGTCAAAGCAAATTCGTCAAGTGATTTCTGCTTTACGCCAAAAACATAATTATCGACTTTTCTACGAACTTCTTTACCTTCACTATTATAAAATTTATTATTTGAGGTATGATAAATCGGACCAGAGGAATCTTCAATAATATCAACTATGTCGATTCCCATTGACTCTTTAATTTCGGCGAAAATATCTTCTTGAATTCTAGATTTATCAGACATAACTTCATCATAAATTTGATCGAAAACATCAGTAGAACGAACTTTATCTTTGATTGCAGTTTGTGAGTCCAACCAAGCAATCATCATTTTCCTTAAAAGTCTTAATAATTCTACAATACCAGAATTACCTCGTCCTGTCATATAATATTTACTAATAGTAGACGTATTAGATGTAGGAACTTTACTAAAAACCTCAAAGTTCCAAACCTTCAAGGGATTAACGTCACTCTCTAATACTTTGCTAGAGTCAAGAGAATTAGAACCGTTAACTCGGAACTCGTCCTTCACAATAGGTTTAATGTATAAAAATCTGCGCTTCACAGCAGCAGGATTACATAAGACCAAATCCAAATTTAAATTCTCATTATTAGTATCTATAATTATCAATTCTGGTATAGCAAATACTTTGCCTTTGTCTCCAAAAGCTCTATTAAGAGGGGCAGGTAATGAATCAATAATAGTACACAATTCGGTAAGTATATCGTCACCCTTATTCTTGACTAAATCAGGATGTACATTTCCAACTTCGGAATAGTGAACTATTAAATGAGATAACATGTCATAACCTTCCCAATACTCAGAAGAACGAACTCTATGATAGACGAGAGAATCATCATAGTCTGCACCTTTGATAGTGGCAAAAAGTCGCATGATGGAATCTAATACGGTACTCTTACCAACTCCAGGCTCACCAAAGACAATAATTGCAAATGGCATTATTCGTGTGTTACCTAGTAAAACAGATTTTTCCTGGGCAACATGGTAAGACAAAGTAGCTTTTAATGAAGCCAATATACCCATAGAATTAATCATAGGGTTCATAGTCTCCAAAAGCTGTTCGGCTGTAAAAACAAGCTCCTCTCCTTTTTTCACAAATAATTTCCTTCCCATACATCCGGGAACATTATTACCAGCGAAAAGCTTATCACGATACATAAGCAAAACATTCATAGCATCAATACACTTAATGACGGGATTCTTACCTGTTAATATCTCATAAACGGGCTTACCCTCTAAAAGTGCATCGCCTATAGATAAGAGCGTACACACATTTCCCATAATGCTCTCCATCATGTCTGCCATACACATCTTACGAGGAGTTCCTATTACTTTAGTAATTTGTCCTGCAACATCTTTAGAGAAGAAACGCAAGGATACAACAGAAAGTAATAATTCTCTCAAAGTAGCTATAAGCTCACTATGCAGAAGCCTAGATGTAAATAACTGAAACCGTTCTGTCAGTCCTTCAGAGCGAACTCCGGAAAAGAATGCGGTTAACATAGAAAATAAGCGTCGAGCATATTTCTTAATAGCATCCAAGGAAAATTCGACGTTATTGGCTAAAGCATACATTGCAACACACGACACATATTCTCCGAAACTAGATGATTTAACTAGTTGGTATAAAAGTATACTGGTAGAAGTTGCAAAGCGTATAATTCCCTTATGTTCATCAACAAATGTAATGACATTAGATAATTTCTTCTCTAATACCGACATTACATCCGATATAAAGGAAATTTCTTCTTCGCCTTTCGGTTTTATCACAAACTTATCTGCGTTTAATGGAAGAGTATTTAGGATGTAATCAATTTCCTCGTCACCAGGGTCATATTCACAAAAATCAGACTCATATTCATCTGCTGACGACGGAGATTCTTTACTCTCAACACAATCGTTTCGCAAATTAAGATTCAGAAGATCATTCTCCATACTCACGAAAGCATCTGATTGTGTCGGAGACGTAATATTACCCTCAGAAATAAGTATTTTCTTATTACGAGGATGAGGATTACTCTTAGGTTTATCTCCTATCTTACGAATCTTAGAAAAACAACTCTCATGTAACTCTTCAAAAGAATAATCCCGTTGAAGGTTACGCAGTTGAGTACGTTGTTTACTATTCTGACGCCACATGCGTTTCTTCGCAAATTTCTGGGCTTGGGTGCGAATACAAATCTTACTCTTAATTGATTCATGAAAAAAACAACTCTTATATTTTTTAGTATATACTATCTTATAAGAATTACCATTAAAGTCATTTTTTTCATAAATTGAGTCGCGCGCTTGCGCAACATACTTATCGGTCCAATAAGCTTCAGTAGGAGACAATAAAACAAAAGTATCAATAACTCTTCTCGAAAAAGAAGGTTTACCATTGATATCAATTTTATTATCTACGTATAAGCTGATGCAATCGTTAAGGACGCGAAGGGTCTTTGACCAAACTTTATTGTTCATACTCTTAAACGCTAAACCCTCATCATTTAGATCATTGGGTATACTGCAAACTTCGTTTACGTAAGAAAAAACAATCTTTTCATCTCCATAAAAATAATTAAGGAGAGAAATACGAGATTTATTATCCACATCTAATATTTTATTCCACTCATTATTTCTAAATAATTTAAATACGCTCATAAAACGGGAATAAATTGTATTAGAAAAATCAGCAAAATCAAAATATCTAATGGGATAAATATTCATATCTCGCAACTCATTTAACATATCATAAGTATATGAATTATTATCAGAGTAAAGGATCTCAGTAAGATCACTGAAAAACATAACTTTATCATTATGCACACAGGAAGAAGAGTCCTCATCGTACAAATAATCATATTTACTACTTGTTAAATAAGAAAGGGTAGAGGTAAGTACCTCTTGGGAAGTTCTAAAAGAACTTAAGGGGGTATTGTTAATTTTTTTTTGGTTAAAAGAATGAGAAGAAGAAGCGATGAAAAAGTAAAAAACAATAAAATTCCCCCAAAAATATCCTAAGATCGACATGCATAAAAATGCATCAAAGGGTATGACTCAACGGAAGTCACTAACTAGGTATTTTACAACTAGTCCTAGACAAGACTATTAGTAACGATATTGTACCCTAGGGTCATTGGTTTCCTTCGGTATTTTGGCTGGGGAAAGTTAAAGGCTTTCTAATCTAAGTTACTTATCACATTTATCCACACCACCCGCTCCCGTGGGAGTTTTCATAGAGATTGCTAAACTCTACTAATCTAGGTGATCTAAAGAGTGGGAAGAGGCAAATCATTCAATGGTTTCTCAGGCCTTTTAAATTCATGTATAATAAAAGATAGAAAATATATCTATGTGAATGTACACGTCGAACTGAAATGATGTCCTCCCATTAGGTCTCTTAGATAGGATATCTGACTATTTAAGACATCGATTATCGGGGCAAGGGCTGCCGAACCCTTACATGCCACCGGACACTGGTCTATTTACTGGCCGAGCTGAGTCAGTGCGGCCGTCCGGAACCTGATAGCTTGTAACTGTGGTTACGCTGGGGGTTCAAGTTCCTACAGTTTTAAAAAACGGGTATCTTGAGAAGATGGGATTGTGTTCAGCAAAATAAAAGTACACAGATCTCAAACAAACAATATAATATATATAAAATGAATTTGAAATGGTGTACTAAAAGAATAATAATAACAAAATGAGCAAAGCTAGATCTAATTATAATTATTCTTAAGCTTGAATTATCAAGCTGAACCTGCGCTGACTACGCGCAGAACCCTCAAAAGGGTTATTCCAAAGCCAAAAAGGCGATGGTTAGAAAACATGGTAGTCACACTACACAAACGGGGAGGGGGTCAAC